AGCAAAAAAAGGAAAGACTAACATGGCATCTTTAGCAGATATCCGTGCCCGACTACAGGCACAAGAAAACAACAAGGGTGGAAACACTCAATCCTCAGGCGGTGACAACGCCATTTATCCACACTGGAACATGCAAGAAGGCGACAGTTGTTCGCTGCGTTTTCTCCCTGATGCGGATTCAAACAACACATTCTTTTGGGTAGAACGAGCAATGATTCGTCTGCCATTCTCTGGCATTAAAGGAGAAATGGACAGTAAGAACGTGATGGTACAGGTACCCTGTGTAGAAATGTGGGGCGATGCGTGCCCTATTCTTGCAGAAGTGCGCACATGGTTCAAAGACGCAAGTCTCGAAGACATGGGGCGCAAGTATTGGAAAAAACGTAGCTACATCATGCAAGGTTTTGTACGTGAAAATCCAATCACAGATGATAAGAGTGACAAAGCAATTCGTCGCTTTATTATGGGACCACAGATCTTCAATGTGATTAAAAGTGCACTGATGGATCCTGAACTGGAAGAACTGCCTACTGATTATCAGCGTGGGTTGGACTTCCGCATCAGCAAAACACAAAAAGGTGGGTATGCTGACTATTCAACATCAAAGTGGGCTCGCAAGGAATCTGCGCTAACAGCAGAAGAAGCAGAAGCCATTGAAGCACAAGGGTTGTACAACTTGAATGACTTCCTTCCAAAACGTCCAGGCGAAGAAGAAATGCGTGTGATTAAGGAAATGTTCGAAGCGTCAGTGAACGGTGAAGCATATGATCCAGATAGGTTTGGCGCATATTATCGTCCAGCAGGCATGGCAGCACCAGCGGGGGTAGCTCAGTCGGCTCCTGCACCACAAGCAACACCTGCTCCGGCATCGACTCCTACTGCATCACCAGCACCGGAGTCAACAAGTATGCCTCCGTTTGAAACTGAGAGTGTGCAGGAAAGTGCGCCAGCAGCAAGTGAACCTGTAGAAGCACCAGCTGAAGGCGGATCACAAAAAGCTGAAGATATTTTAGCAATGATTCGCAGTCGTCAGACACAATCATAATACACATGCAAAAGGGCACAAGGCAATCTTGTGCCCGTCAGTTTTATAGGCAGGAAAAGTATGGCAAAACCATTTGACGTAAGTAAATTTCGAAAAGAAATTACAAAAAGTATCGACGGACTTAGTATCGGGTTCAATGATCCAACTGATTGGATTAGCACAGGCAACTATGCACTAAACTATTTGATCAGTGGCGATTTCCACAAGGGTATTCCACTAGGAAAAGTCACTGTGTTTGCAGGCGAATCAGGTGCTGGCAAAAGTTATTTTGTAAGTGGTAACATCACCAAAGAAGCACAACAGCAGGGTATTTTTGTTGTGTTAATCGACAGCGAGAACGCATTGGACGAAGCATGGTTGCATGCACTTGGTGTGGATACCAGTGAAGACAAACTGCTAAAACTAAGCATGGCAATGATCGATGATGTTGCAAAAACAATCTCAACCTTTATGAGCGACTACAAAACGCTAGCGGATGAAGAGCGTCCTAAGGTACTGTTTGTAATTGACAGTTTAGGCATGTTGCTTACACCTACAGACGTTGACCAGTTTGGCAAAGGCGATCTCAAAGGTGATTTAGGACGAAAACCAAAAGCACTCACAGCACTGGTTCGTAACTGTGTGAACATGTTCGGTGCACACAATGTAGGACTGGTAGCAACTAATCATACTTATGCTTCGCAAGATATGTTCGACCCAGATGATAAAATCTCAGGCGGTCAAGGTTTTATCTATGCAAGTTCAATCGTGATTGCAATGAAAAAGATGAAACTTAAGGAAGATGAGCTAGGCAACAAGATCACAGATGTGCGAGGTATTCGCGCTGGATGCAAGGTTATGAAGACACGCTATGCCAAGCCATTTGAGGGTGTACAGGTTAAAATTCCATATGAAACAGGAATGAACCCATACTCTGGTCTTGTGGACATGGCAGAGAAAAAAGGATTGTTGGTTAAAAGTGGTAATCGCTTGTTATTTGAACCTAAAACCGGGGAGCAAATCTTGCAGTTTCGCAAGGCCTGGGAAAGCAACGATGACGGTTGTTTAGACAAACTAATGTTGAGCTTTAAACAAGTAGATGATGAGGTAAGTACAGACATCGAAGAAACATTCGAAGAAACGCCAGTACAACAAGAAGAGGAGTGATCAATGAGTATAGAGCTAGCTGTACAACTCTGGAAAGAAACACGTAACTTTATCCACGACAGCCACGATAAAAAAGAAGCCGCAGAGGCCGCTGTATCTGTGCTAATGGAAAACTTTGATGCAGAAGAAATTCGTAACGCATTCAAATGGGATAAGAAAATTATTACAGCAGTTGCAGAATACACAGGATTAGATGAAATTGATGCCGATCCTGATGAATTCTGGGATGATGATTATTAATGTGGTATAACAAGATAGTCGGCGATCTAGGTCGCATACCTGATTTTATTGCTCATTATGAGCAACAGCTAATAGAAGCAAAACGTGAGTGCCAAGTAGGCGGTTATGTGGAACACAATATCAAAGAACTACCGGGTATCACCGAGCACCGTTTCAATCAGCTACAAGAAATTGAAGCGGTGCTCAACTATCTTAATATTCAACTGCGCAAAATTCGCAGAAAACATTTTCAAAAATATCTAGAAAATTATGCTAGAGCACTCACCAGTCGCGACGCAGAAAAGTATGTAGACGGCGAAGACGAAGTGATTGATTTTGAAACCATTATCAACGAAGTGGCACTACTTCGCAACAAGTTTCTTGGTGTTATGAAAGGATTCGACAGTAAAAACTTTATGATGGGCCACATTGTGCGCCTAAGAACTGCAGGTATGGAGGATGTACAGGTATAATTACATGTATGAAATACAGTAGTTTTACCAGTCCCCGAGCCAGCCACGAACACAGCCTACAAACTCTTAATCTCCTGTACGAGTATGACGACTTCATGGAAAGCGTTGGCTCGGTTGCAGATTTAGGCGCAGGCGATCAACTGCTCGATCTTGAATGGTGGACCACAAGAACCACCCGGGACGAACTTGCATTACCTCTTAAAATAAAAGGCACTGCAATTGATCTAGCACTGCCCTCACAAAAATTTCCTAATGTAAGTTTCAGTAAAGCTGACATACAGACTTTTAACAAGGCAAAAAGAAAATTTGACGTGCTTTGGTGTCATGACGTGTTCCAATACCTACAGCATCCTTATCAAACCCTAGCTAATTGGCATAGTATTACAAACGATGACGCTATGATGGTGTTGATCTTTCCGCAAACAGTAAACATGGAATACAACAAACAAGCATTTGATCTTATGCCTGGTCACCTGTATCATTATTCACTGACCAGTTTGATATACATGCTTGCTGTGTCGGGTTGGGATTGTAAAGGTGGATTTTTCAAGAAAGATCCCGGAGACCCGTGGTTGCATGCTATAGTGTACAAAAGTGACACAGAGCCAATGGCACCGGGTATAAGCTGGTATAAACTTAGCGAAACTGGATTGCTTCCAAAAACAGCGGAACAAAGCATATTCAAATATGGATATGTCAAACAACAAGAACTAGTAGTGCCTTGGTTGGACAAGAGCCTAACTTGGATGGCACAACAATAATGACACTAGAAGAGTATAAACAAAAAATGCAGGCAGTGTCGGCGTATTACGGAAAATTTGATCGCGGGCAAAAGTATGTGTCGAGATGGGATTATTATCTTAGAGAAAAACAGTTTGTTGTGGAAAAATGCAACCTCAAAGGAATACACACTGCATTGGACATTGGCACTGGTGTAGGCATGATTCCTTTTTTATTAGAGCAAAAAGGTATCGAAACTCATGGCACAGATCTAGAAGATGGCATGTACAAAGAATGCTGTGATGTTTTAGGTTTTCACAGATTCAAACTAGAAATCAAGCCTCGACAACCAATGAATTTACCATACTACGATCTACTAATTGCCACAAGGACAGAATTTGATAGACAATTCCAGTGCGAAGATGATTGGGTTTATTTCATCGCAGATGCAATGCAGTACAGTAAAAGATTGTTTTTAAAGCTTAATATAGCAGGCAAATCTCCGGGGTGTGTGCCCGCCTGGATTAAAGAAAAATACATGTTTTATCCCAAAATTGGCAAGCCATATAGAGCTTGGTATATGCAGGTTGATCGTGTGCAATGGGAAAAAGAAAGTGCCTAATCCAACGGTAATAGCTATTGAACAGTTGATGTGGAGCTACCATCCTATTGACTCCAGTTGGCAGGTTGAATCATTTAAAAATCAAGAGCTGTTAGAGCAAGCAGACGTATTTGCACAAACCAATATCATTGGCAGTAAAAAAAACAAGCAT